TACATAGGCTTCGTAGGGTCTCCTATGGCTATACTCAGAAGTACTCCTAGTTACTGTTTTAGTTCGATTGAGTATAAAGGTATAATCAGCTACAGTTGTGGAACCAAATGTTTCTTGTGCGTTGTTACCACTGAGTACAGTTAAGTAATTTGTTTGAGTAGGTGTTAGTGCATCTTTATTAGTATTTTTATAGACAGGTATTTCATTACCTGAAGCAGCAGTTGTAGTATTAGTAGCATGATAAGGAGCATACTTACCTATTAAATCAAATACTTTAATACTATTATTTGTGAGTACTGCTACGTATGCTTCCTCTTCATCCCTCTGAATCGTATGTATAAACGCACTACTATCACTAAAGCTACTATCTACTTCGGCTATATGTTGTGTCCCAGGTCTCTTCTCTAAACCCCTAACTACCGAAGATAACCCATTCTCTTGTATATCCCCTTGGGTAGGTAGCCTCAATGAAGGTGGTTGTTGTGACACCCCATTAATTAAATTAGGTATAGCTCCAGATACTAAGGGCATATTAAGAAGACGTTTCGGTTAAGGTATTTGTTATGTAGTGCTCTCCATATATGTTTCTATCTAATGGAGCAAACGTGTCATAGTTATCAAAGATGTTAAAGTCTGCTGTCTCAGCGTGGTAATCTTGTAACTCTATGTATGCTTGTTGTTCATCTTGTAGCTGAAACCCATGTATATTAGTTGAACTTAAGACTCTATCTTGGAATATACGTGCTGATCTAATTGTTATGTACCTTCGTGCTACCTCTGGTATGTCGGTAAAGTCTAATAAAATAACTACATCAACTGTGACTGCATCAGTAAAAGTAAAACTATTACCTATTCTATCATAGAGTTTTCTACCTCGTTCAACGATGTCTTTACTTGAGGATCTTAAAGTACCTCTAGTGTCCACACGTAAGTAATTATCTGGTAAAACTATTTGGTTATCAGTGTTAGGACTTAGCGATAGTTTCAAGTCAGTGTTAAAAATCCAACCTCTACTCTGTGTCTCTTTGTTAACACTTTCTAAAATAGTTTCTGCTAACTCAGCATCTTCTAATCCAGATATTAAAGAGTTAACTGGTGCTTCACCTATACTCGTGAGCATCACATTAACTGCTTCTAGTTTAGTTGTAGGTTGGAGTGTAGCCATTGTTAATATGTATTACTTGCTAGTATTTTTTTCTTTACCTTCTTCTTCTTTTTCTTCTTTTTCTTTTTATACTTAGAAGTAGGATCATCAGATACAGTTGCACTTCTTAAGTCACCTTTAAATATTGAAGGATGAGTAGGTAAAGGACTTTTCTTTTTCTTAATCTTTAAGTTATCCATGTGTATTTAAAATGAGGAAAGGGGGCAGAGCAGGCCCGAACACGCACTAAACTTCTGATACCCCCTTAAATGGATGCAATCCTATGATTATCCAGTAGATGCGTGTTTAGACTTACATGCTACTGCCATCGCAGGACGGAGAACGTCATGTCCCATCGCATATTTGGACACGACTAGAGTACCTTGTCGATCTATCTGGTACTCGGATTCGACAGAAAGATCCATGAGCTTAACTGTAGCTACAGCATCTTTTGCCATTACGAAGAAACGAATCTTCTTTACTTCATCAATAAGGTCAACTGAACCTCCTGCATCGAGACCACCATCGGCACCTACATTACTACCTTTGTTAATAACAGCGGTATAGTCAGGATCACCATCGTTTACGATATTGTAAGCAGCGTTTCTTCCTGACTCTCCACTAATAGGTACTGGTCCTGCCGTAGCATTTCCAGTGGCACCAGCAGCACTTAAGTTGAAGATTGAATTGCTCCAAGTTCCTGCTGAACTAAAGGAACCGAAGTGTGGTGTGGTTACAATTGGAATACCTGCAATTGTAGGTGCTTGCATAGAACCAATAGCACCAGTACCACCAAAGTCTCTATTAAATACAGCGAGATCAGTTGCGGTATCAGCAGTAGTACTATCGAAGAGATCGTAGTATGAGTCAGTACTCATAATACAAACTAATCCATCGAGAGGTGCTCCGATCTTCTCAAGTTCTCGCCTAGCATCCATGATGGCTTTAACGATAAACTTAGGTTTTCGAGAGTCACTTCCGTTTGCATTACTTCCGATTGTGATGTTAGCGGAGAAGTCTTCTTGATCAAATGACTTATAGTTGTTGATCAATTTACCCGCACGTTCTACGTTAGTTGCCAAAGCAGCCTTAGTGAGAATACGTAAAATATTCTGGTCAGCTACTTTTGAAAGTCCATATCCTGCTTCTTGAGTGTAGACATTTCTAACATCATAGTGTTGAATTGCCTCGTCAATTTTAGGAATGAACTGAGCGTTAATTAAGAGGTCATCAATAGTGACGAGTCTCTCTGAGTGTGATGCTACTGCATCGGGTGCAATACGATTACCTGGAGTATGGTAAGCAGCATCCCTATATTTACCTGTCATGATAAATTGGGCTTCCTTACCTTTTGAAATGGTCCTCACTCTACCGAGAGGCATCATTACGTTCTTTGTCTGGAACGCAGTCATAACCTCACCTGCGTACAGTTTGAGGAACAATTCTCTAGGATCACTACCAGCACGATCTGGAGTACCAGCACCACCTACGTTACGTACACCACTACGAATACTTTGGTATTCATTAGAGCCATGTTGAAATGTAGCCATTATTAGCCTTTCTTGTTTATGTTAAGCATGTACACATGTGCATACAATCTAGTAAACAAGAGTTCGTACTAGGTTCTCCCTCGCAAGGGGCAAAGTCTAATATCTTGAGTACGGATAATACTGCTAAATGTTACATAATATTTGATCGTGATAAACGATCTGTTACTTCCCTACGATACGCAGGGTCATTATGGTATCGAGGGTCACTCATGGCAGACGTTAATTGTTGTACGGACTCATAACGACTACCCATTCCTTCACCACCCGAACCCGATACTAGGTTAGGTTCTCCATCTTGGTTTGCTAAAAGGTACCTCGATGCTAAACCTTGGATAGCAAAGTTGATTTGGTTGTTGTCTGCGGATTCCATCATGTGATTAAAGGCTTCTATCTCATATTGATCTAAATTATCCGAAGCCCACTCTGTCATCATATTATAGTTTTCCTGACCACCAACCGACTCATACACACTAGATTCTATTTGTTCAGCCATAGCCATCTGACCTTCCAAATAGTTATCTACCAATTCTGATGGTATCCCTGCTTCGTCTAATGCCTTATAAGCTGCATCAGAGAGTCCACCAGTATTGTTAAACTCTTCCTCAAACTTTTGATAGTCTAAACCATAACCTTCTAGAAAACTATCTATGTTGTTTGAGGTTACTTCATCTCCTTCTTCATACTCTTCGACTTCTTGTGGTTCCTGAGCATACTCTTGTGGTTCCTCTTGGTTTCTTGTGTGGAACTCTTGCTCTAAGTTTTGGTATGCATCAGCTAGTTCCTCAGCGGAACCAAACTTTTCAGGTAACCATTCGGGCCGATCATCTGATACTTGCTGTACACCTTCTACTTTTTCGAGCATCTCCTGCACATGCTCTGCGTTCTCAATAGTAGTATCGTGTTCTTCTGGGCTATGAGTTTGAATTGCATCCATATTAATTCTTTACTCTTCTTCGGGTTTTTCTTGTTTTTCTTCTTCCTTAATTGGAAGTAATCGAAGTGTTCTCTCTGTTAAGTCCACTTTACTTTTTCTTCTTTTTAGGATGTGGAATTCCATGTGATACACGGATTTCTCTAGCTGATTTTTCTACCTGTTCTGGTGATGATCCATGTCTAGCAATTAATTTTTGAAAGGCACTCACTGCTTCATCTTCAGTTTTAGTAGTAAACTTTTTACCTTTAAACTCAAAAGTTTTTTTACCTGCTTTCTTTGCTTTAGCAAAAGCACTTTTAAAATCAGCTAATTTAATTTGTTCTCTTGAAGGAGTTTTAGATGCTCCTTGTACACGTTTGTTAACATTTTTTAGAGACATGTGCTCTTTGAACTTATTCAAAAGAGAGTCACTAGTATCAGTTTCTCTAAGTCTTTTCATTACTGTTGTCCTTGTTGTTTAATACCATCGGCTACTTGTTTCACCACTTCAGGGTTCTTAACGGCACCTTCGACTACCTTACCCATCACTTGTGATTGTGCTTGTTGTTGTTGTGCTTGCTGTGCTTGCATCATCTCTTGT